GAGTTCAGGATCATCAATCTGTTGACCAATTTTTTGATCATCCTGATATCTGCGTTCAGCCTGTTGAGCTCTTGATAATGCCTGTTTGGCCTGAAAGGCCGTGGGTGTTCCATTTCTGGGACTCTGGGCCATCAGATGTATCCTTGCAGGCTGTCTTTGCTGGGGATGACTATCTTCAACCCCACCACCAGATCATAAATGGGATCTCTTATCTGATTGGGATTGGCCAGGGCAAACACCCACCATAATTTGGGTGTACCATAAGCATCATAACTGAGTAGATCTGGACGATTTTGATATCTGTCTGTGACAGTGAAAATTCCGTCTGTATTGCTGGTGGCAATTTGTGGAGCATTCCACAATTCCAAATACCAACTGTTTTGTGGAGTATTATAGTAGGGACTGGATTTGCTGTAGGAGGCTTTGGGCATCAGATAAAGTCCTTTTGATTGAGTGCACCGTCTCTAAATCTGGGCAAATTGAATCTGGTGCGCAGATCCCGAGGTGTATGTTGCACAATCATGGTGCAGGAAATTTTAAACAAACTGGGCAACCACACTGTGTATTTTTGGCTGGCAGCAGTAGTGTTTGTTGAAGGCACTGGTGTGTTTCTTCCTGCAATCACTCTCCTGTCTGGGCCGTCAAAATAGCTGCCATCTGCTGCTCCCACAAACCCTTGCAATCTTCCTTGTGCATCTCTGAGTATTTGTTGTGGAGGCAGTGGTGTGAGTCTTTCTTGCAATATACTGCTGCTCATTTGGCTTTGTGGAGTGGTGTTGCCAGCATCTACACCAGTGACTTCCACTTGTACATAATCCACATCGTCTGGAAACTCAACATTGAAGTCTTTGACTATCACCGGCAAATCACTAAACACATAGGGACCGTAAGCATTAAACAACAGTATGGGCGGAGGTGTGCCTGCTGCTGGGTCATTTTCTCCAAAATTCATTTTGGTTACAGTGCGAAAGAAATGTAGGGCTGCCAGAGCATAGGCACCCTCCATTTGATTTTGCACACTGAAACTGCCGTTTACCTGCAAGTTCACAGCAGGCACTCTACTGAACACATGAAAGTCCTGATTGGCATGCACTGGGCTGAGAGCTTGATAATCCACACTGTGATTGTATGTGATTTGTGGTTGATAGGGCCATACCAAACCCTGAGTTTCTTTGATGGGCAAAAGCAATCCGCTACCGTAGATGGTGTTTGCTGCTGCCGGTCTGGGACGCAAACTGGCTTTTCTATCCTTGGCATTTTGTTTGGGAAAACTACTGACCTGATCGCCCAGTCCAAAATTGCCAAATGCACTGCGAGGCAACACAGCATTGGCCACACTGCCCACTGCATTGGTAAGCAATGCTCCTCCTATATTTCCCAGATTAAACCCACCAAACTTTGGCATTGCACATTCTCAACTGTTGCTTTTTGATATTTATCACAGCCTGAAACAGGTATTCTGTTTAAATTTGGTTAGAGTAGTCTACCTTTGATCCAGTCAACACCAGGACAAATTTCAGCAAGCTTATTTTCTGAACCATTATTCCACCAATGTTTACCCTTGGTGTTGCTTGGTTTACCTCGCTTTGCCACACTGCGTTTCATCATAGTGGTCATATTTGGTAACACACCTTCAACCCATTCCGGACCAGGGTGTTCCTTGCGCATAATAGTGTAATCTCCATTATTGTACGCTTTCTTGCCATTGTTGGCGTGGCTTATTTTGGCTCTCTTAGCTTGTGATGGGGAGGTTTTAGTGGTCCAAGACAATCTTCCAGGCTTCCATGCATCACCAGGACATTGTTGACGCATGACTGATTGTTCACCATTGTTCCACCATAATTTATTTAGATTGTAACTGTTACCATAAGTTATGGAATTCATGCGACAAAGATTACCAAATCCTTTAGTCCATTCTTCTCCAGGATCCGAATCAAAATATTTGATCTTGTTATCTTTATTATGATAGGCTACAAAATTTGTATGACCACCTCCGCCTAAACACCAATCAACTCCTGGAGATGTGTTTGAATATCGTCGTTTGCGTGTGATAGAGTGTGTCCACACCTTTAACCCTGCAGGTATAGATATTCTTCTGCCTTCTCTGTAATTCACAAAATTCAAATTCAAACATAATGGATCATCAATATGTTCTTTGATCAACGTTTGCTCATACCAAAATGTTTCATTCTTATCGTCAAATATTTGAACGATAGTTGCTTCAAATTGATTCTTATCATAAACACGAAGTAGATCTTTGATTAGCAGAGAACTAGTAAAATAGTTCCTTAATACTTCTTCCACAAATCATCTTCGGGTTGAATTCCGTTTGATGAATGACTGTATCGTGATCCAAAATAATATTGTTCTGTTGGTTTACAGACAATTTTATAGACATAGAATGGTATTGTGTTTAAATATGACATGCTGAATGCTCCTTAATAGCGTTTAGAGTGGATGGGAAGGCCAATTCCGTGATCCACACTTTATTTATGTCAAGTAAATAGGAATATGAGATTAATTGAACTTCATCACAACCCTATTCTCGCCGAAGGCGGCAATGTTTTTAAATCCCCAGATGGCACGATTCAAACCAAGAGAATCGAACTCAAAGATATCAAGCCTACTTTACAACATTTAGAAAAGATTACAAAACTACCACTGGTGAATAACACGCTAGGAAGTGTTGGTAAAAAAGAATCAAGTGGCGATATAGACGTGGCAGTTGATCCTTTGTTTATGACCAAGGATCAACTCGTTCAAAATTTGAAAAAATATGTGGAATCTATAAACGGGGGTGATCCATCACAATGGGTGAAAAAGAGTGGAATCAGTGTACACTTTAAAATGCCTATTCGAAATGATCCCAGTCTGGGGTTTGTACAAGTTGACTTTATGTTCCATGGTGGTGGACCTGCAGAAGAACAGTGGTTGAAATTTGGCATGTTCAGTGCAGGAGACAGCAGTGAATACACCGGTGCTGACAGGAATCTGCTCATGAGCAGTGTAGCCAAGGCACTGGGTATGAAATACAGTTGGCAAAAAGGTTTGATTCGCAGAGAAGATGAGACACCCATAAGCAAAGATGCCAATGTGATTGCCAAGAAAATGTTTGGGCCCAGATACAATCAGGATGTATTCTTGAGTGTGGAAACACTACAGGATGCCATTCACAAAACTCCCCAACTGGTGAAAGCTTTTCAAAAGTTGGTCAAGGATTTGGCACAAGATGTCAATCCCGATGGCACTCCACGCAAGCCTGGAGATATTAGAAAGAATCAGGAAGAAGTTGCCAGAATAACCAGGCTAACAGGTATCAAATAATTCTTGCAGTCAAGGCCTGGAATATTACATCAGGTCTTTCTCACCACGCCCCAATTGGGATCCAAGGGCTCCACTTCCACCATCTCATACAACAAATCAAATGGTGGCAGTTGATCAGGCAGCTTGGGGCTGTTCCAACCATACACAACTGACGTATGCGGAATGAACGTGGGGTAGCTATGAGACGCGCCGCATTCCAGCATGCGTTTGTGCATTTGTTCTGCCAGTGGACAATGTAAATCCAACACCAGTGCACTTTCGCCCAAGATTTTCCAGCCCTTGACTTGTGCTGGTATATGTGTGGCAGTGGCATGCAAATCAGCCAATTGTGGCGCAGGAGTGGTGCTGAATACCAGTGTCATGTGGAAATCATAGGGGTCCAAACTATTGATGTTTTGATCCTGACACCATTCATACAACTGCTGTGCACTTTCCTGGGCCAATCTCAGTTTGACAACTGTGCCTTTGCTGTGATCCGGATCAGCGTGTTCCTCTAATTTTTTCATGGGTTTGGCTTTGGGTGCGTTCATGTGTGATTTTACACTATCAAACATGCTTCTTGCAAGCTTGCCTGACAATCCTGTGCTGGCCTGAAAAGCGCCCAAGTCATCTTGAGCAACTGCCTCTCTGGCCTTGGTGCCGCTGATACCAGTCAAACCCTCAGCATCTGGATCTCTTTCACCGGCGCTGGCAAAGGATATCTTGATGGGCTCTCTCACCTCTAGATTGCCATCAATTTCCAGGGGGGCTTTTTCTCTGATTGCTGCACTGTTCCAGGTATTCAAATGTTTTTCAAACTCTGGCAATCTATCACTTCCAGCCACAAAGGTCATGTTTCTATAGCCTTGTTTGTAAAGCCAATCAGCTGCCTGCAAAAATGTCCTAATTTCATCAGGCACTTGAAAATGCTCACTGTGTTTGGGCATGATCTGTTGCGCAAAATGTTTCTTGGCTTCATAGGGCAAGGGATTTTTTTTGGGGTCTTGGCTGTGACTGAGGAAAATCCAATAATCACCGCCCTTGGCGTTTTTGGCCACAGTGTCCACCAACTGTTGATGCCCCAGAGTTGGTGGATTGGCCCTCCCGAACGTCCAGGCCACATGTTTGGTTTTAATGGGTTGTGTGACTTCTTGTAGTTTGTCTTTTTTCATAAATTCAGCGCGGTTTACCAATTTGATAATACCCTGATCTGTCACACTCACAAATCCTTCATGGCCTGGCTTGTCATCCAGGTGAGCACTTACCAAGTTGCCCACTTGTGCATCCATTTGGCTTTTGAGATCCAATTTTAAATCAGTTAGGAGTTTTACAATCATCCACACAGCATTGTAGCCATCCAAATTTTCTCTAATCCAGTCCGTGACAGCTCCCTGCATCTTGGCACTGGCTTTGCTGGCTGGACTCAACAGCCATTCCACAAACTCTTGTGATGCCTGGCTGAAATCGTCATCACCCTGGCCTGCTTTGTAGGCCAAAAAGCTCTTGAGCAAGCCAGGAAAGGCCTTGATATTTTTATCAGCCAATGCCAAACTATTAAACAGTTGATCAATAGCTGATCCCCTCTGTGACAGAACTTTTTTCAATCTGCTTTCCAGAGCCTCGTTCAATCTGAGCTTTTGGCTGAATTCTATTTCATGAGGAACAACCACCAGTTTGCCAGGAACTTTCCAGCCCAAACTAGCAACATCTCTCAGAGCTTCTGGTTCCTGATCTTGTTGACTGTGGAAAACACTGTGAACAACCATGCCCACACGGCTTTTGGCAATTTGTTGTCCCAGTTCACTGTTCACAGGAATACGATACACAATTTTGTTGGGTTTGAACTCATACATGCCGTCTTTGATGGGAGGCACGCCCACCCACAACAGATCTCCCTGAGCATATCCTTCAAAACTCTGTGGAACAGCAGCCTTGAGTATGGGATACAAGCTGGCTATGGTTTTGGCATATTTGCTGCGTCTAGCCACTGCCTCTTCACTGGTGTCCTTTTGTTTGCGACCCATGAGCATGTTTTCCAGGGATTTGGCACTGGTGGCCATGCCATCGTAGCCTTTGGCACCAAACCCAGCTTTGTCTGTGAGCACAAATTCATCGCCTCTCCAGCCAGATATTAGAGCAGGGCTTCCATCAAATTTAATTGATACACTCTGTGGCTGTTGAGCGGTGGTTTGTAAAATTTGCAGTGCAGTTTTGGCACCACGCAATCCATAATCAAACAGGAGATCTTCAGGATGCTCTATGCGAGCTTTGGCTTCCAATAGTGTGAGGGGAGCAAAAAGTTGAGACAGTAACATGCGAGTTCCTATAAATTCTCTTACAGATGAACACTTATTTACTGTGTCAAATGTGCCAATTGACAACCAAAAAATTGGTCAGCACAATTGATTGAAACCATTATCCATTTGTAAAGACACGCATGACAACAATTGTTCCCAAAATCAAATATCTCACCAACAAAGACTTGTTGGCTGCCATACATGAAAGCAAACTGACATTTTGTAGTTTTGTAGATAATAGATACAAAAACTATGATATTATAGCACACAGTCTAGCCAATGTAACTGCTGATGTTTTGGAAGCAGCCAGGCAAAAGAAGTTGCAGGACATGCAAACAGATGAAAAGAAAGAGAACAAGAGCAAAAATTTTGAAAGCAAGCTCACACTGGATGATGTTCCCCTGAATGAAATTGTTGTGAGGCTGATGACTTTTGAACATGTGCCCATTAACCCAGCCAAGGAGGGCAAGGCCAAAACCATAGCAGAAAGGCACATCAGATGCCAGTTTCCACCCTTTCAACATTGGATTTGGGACAATCAGGAGTGGAAATGTGTGGGCAAAAGCCACTGGAAGGGTGGCATGGAAAATGGAGAATTCAGTTTGACACATGGAAGAGTCACCAACAGATTGGGCAGCATGTGGATGAAATTGGTGGAACGCTATGGTCACAGGGGCAATTGGAGAGGCTACACTTATCTGGATGAGATGAGAGCCCAGGCTCTTTTGCAGTTAAGTCAAGTGGGACTGCAATTTGATGAATGCAAGAGCAGCAATCCTTTTGCATATTATACACAATGCGTTTCAACCAGTTTCCTCAAGATTCTCACTACCGAAAAGAAAAGTCAAATGATCAGAGATGATTTGTTGATCATGCACAACAGCACACCTAGTCATACAAGGCAGGTGGAAGACCAGATGGCTCAGCGAACAGCCATTGATGGTCCTGTTCCAACTGCGTCAACAATCCTAGCTCCCACTGGTGCCCTACTATAGTCACCAGTATTTGATCCAAACACTGTTTCCTGCATCAAAAAACCTGTGATAGCCCATATTTTGGGCTATCTCTTTCTCTGAGTTGCCAGGCGCCTTTCCAATTATCTTGTGTTTTTGGAATTTGATTCGGCTGTGTATTTCCTTGAGCCCTCGGAAATACCAATAATTGGGTTTGCTGATATGATCCAATACAAATCCAGTCACAGCATAGGCATTTCCCATACCCCAATTCAAATTAGCATATGTGAGCAAGGACTTGAATCCTATTGTTTTTTGTGCATGTGCCAACAGCCTGCTCAATCCACCTTGCACCTGATGACCACCCACAGTTGCATATCTCAACAATTCCCATTCTGCCTTTTTGTTGTATCTCACAGGCACAAAACTAGCAGCAGCAATCAATTGATTATTACAAAACAGCCCATATATGTGTTTGCTGTTTTGATGTCCCTGCAAATGATGTGTATTGAAAAACTCACGTGCAATCATATGATCTATGGGCTGAATTTGGCATTTTCTCGCAGCTATTTTTTTATTGTGAAAATTGATCACATGCGCCAACCTATCCATGACAATTTGTGGTTTATACATCAATTCATGCTCCCATATTTGGATCAATTTGATGCCCTTTTTGTGAGCAGCTGAAAACTTCTGTTGATGATAATTTCTGCTGGGAACTGCATCTTCTCTATGATACCATGTGCCATTGAATTCTATACCAATTTTGTGGTCCGGAAGCCAAAAATCCAATTCCAGTGGGCTTATTTGTTCTCTATCCCATTGAACAAATTTTTGATTATTCTCCACAAGCCATTTTTTGATTGCAGTCTCACCCCAGGTTTCTCTAGCTGGATGACAAATTATGCATCTGGGATCTTCATGAGGTCGTTTTGTTTGTGACCATATATTATCACATTCAACACATTTCCATTCCAATTGTGTGGCAAAATCTGCTTGCATATAAGTCGTTTGATCAAACATGGGAATCACTTGTGGATAGTTGACGGCCAACAAGTCATAGCCCTGTTGCCGTCTCATTGTTCTCAATTGCTCTCTTATTTCTGGGTGTTGAGCAGGCTTATCTACTCCAAACAGTTCTTGGAATACCATTTGTGTTTTGGCAAAAATTTCTGGATTTTGTTGAGGCCAAGCCGTGCCATGATGTTGCATGCAAGTCTGAGAACTTTTTTCCAAAACCTCTCTATTGCTGGTGGGGGAACGTGCACCATATTTGCGCATGCAAGTTTCCAATGTTTTATTTTTGATCTGTGTGGTCTGACTGGCAAACTCTGCACCATATTTTTTAATATTGGTTTGTTTGCGTTTTTCCACAATCAATTCTTGTTGCTCTACAGTTTTCTCAGTTCTTTTGGTTTGTGCATGTTGTCCGTTGCACACACAACTGCCCTGATTGCCACAAAACTGTCTGAATCCTTGATCCCATCCGTCCCATGTGCGAAATTTGTTGCTTTGATCACAAATTGCTGGAGTTGCACCATACACATAGGCGTGAAATTTTGCAGCCAAAGGCGCTTGCTGTGGGAATAATTCATCCAATTGTTGTTGATATTTCTTCAATTGATGGCCCAATTGCATTGCATTCACCTGCTGATTGACCAATTGTTGTTTCAAATTATCCAGACTCATCGTGAACCCCCAAAGCATTTGCATAGTATTTACTATGTCAAAGTGAATCTCAATATTGATGTCTGCTGATCACAGTTGATTTAAACACAAACTGTCTGCCATAATTACATTATATGGGGAATCATGAGTATGAATTTAAGCAAGGTTGAC